TTCAATCACTGTTTCTAAAATTATTCTATTGTGTTATAATGAGTTTGTGGATATTTTATTCATCTTTCCTTTAACGGTGCATGATGTTGTAACTAAAAGAACCTCTTAATTTTGGTGCGAAAAAAGCCCCCGGTTTTAACCGAGGGTCTTTTTTTACATTTCACTTAGCTTCTCATTGATTGCATCCCTCAGTGCCTGCAGGTCTTCACGGTACTGATCTATGCCGACTGCGGCGATTGCTTCAGTCGCTTTTGGTGTGGTCATTCGTGTAAAAGCGTTTGCCGATGCCTTTTGCTTCATATAGTATGCCTTGCCAGGGTTTCTCTTCTCATAAGCCCTGACGGCTTTGATTTGCGTTTTGCTTGTTGTTTTGTCCATGGTTGTCTCTCCTCTACTTTACTTTGTGAATCGTCGTTGGTAGATCATCGGGCGTGTCCGCGTTGATATATACCGGCTCAATCCATTTCAAAACCCGTTCACGGTCTGCACTGTCTCGTTTCCCCGTCCAAAAGTGCGACCAGTGGCCACGCCTTAAGTGTGGGCGAGGGCGGGCGTGTTGTTTATGCTCACTACCTTTGCGCTGCGTTTTTGCAGCATATGAACGGTTGTGCTTGATTGTAGCGCCTACACGTACCCCAACATCCCAGTGTCGGACTGGGCGCTTATCAGTTGTTTTGCTTGTCTTCTTTGCCGTCGTTGTTGATGGTCTGCGCTCTTGCACGTCAGCGTTAGCAGCACACAGATATAGTAACAGTTGTACTACTAGCTTAGATGCTCTCGTTGTAGCGCTGTTTGGCGAGCGGACAAACTCAGCGCCATAACGTCGGGCTTCTTCAATACTTATTTTTTCATTTTCTTCAAACGTTTTGGCGCTCAAATGGATATCCAACTGACCAAAAGCCAGGGTATCCGTGGACACGAACAAGCACTTGATTACGTCTTCTTTCTTCAAAGCAAAGAAACCGTCCATGGGCGTATCTTGTGGCCCCGTCAGCTTAACGGGCATACAGATATATGCGCATTTAAAAGGTAAACGCTTGAGCGTGTCACTAGCGACTGATAAATCGGTTTGATCGCTCAACGTCTCAAACAACGTCTTGTCAAACTCATATATCGTTTTGGCGTCTTTCAACCACGCCCCTTCAAAAACGTTGGTTAGCGCATATCCCAGAGCGTTAAAACCCTCGGCGTTGGTACACCCTTTTATGATATCCAATGATTGCTGAATATCATGCACTTTTTCCAGCTCCGGCACAACGCCTAACAGTTTATCGTACCGTTTCTGCAGCTCGAGCGGTACGAGTTTATGCTTCCTTTTCATATGATTCCTCCTCGAATGCAAAAGCCCGCTCCTCTAAGAAACGGGACTTGCTTTCTTTGCTATTCTTCGGGTTCTCCAAAAATTTCAATGTATTCGTCCGCATCAAGATGCTCTTCCACCCAATGCTTGGCTTGCTCTTCGGTGAACGGGATGATTTTCTCCCCGCCACCAGTCATGTCGCCGACCGGCTGGCTGTATTCAGTCATCGCGCCCCCTTGACCGTGCAAGAAAAACTCGCCGTTTTTCTTGCGGTACAACGTTTCCGACAAGTTGCGGAAATCACTTGTCGACAAACCGTTCCAAAAGTCTCCGAGTTCCGTTGCAGTTTCGGTATTATACATCTTTCCATTAATAATCTTCTTCATTTTAATTCCTCCTAAGGCTATCTCATCAGTGCACGGCGCCTATTCCGTACAGACGGGGTATTAAACCCCGTTTCGATCATTTCTTCTTTCTTAACTATGTCTTAATTCTAACACTTGTGTTAGATGATGTCAACTGATTTTGACATCTTTTTATTATTTTTCGAGGTGGCTTTCAACGGCATCTTTCTGCCATCTTTTTGACGTTCCATCTTCAAATTTAACTGTAATCCCTTCAAGTGTTGCCTTTGTTGCAACGCCTTTAATTCCATCTTTGCGGATAACCTTAGCACCCACAAATTTTTCGTTTTCAGCCAATTTCTTGGCCTTTTTCTTTTCATCAAGGACCTTAACTCTTTCTTCCAGAGTAGGGCCGGCCCAGATGATTTCGTTGTCTTTGTTGACCTTTACTTCTTGACCGGCTTCGTAATTTGTGAAGTCGTTATCCAAGAAGAACTTGCCTTCTTCCATTCTCGCCCAGCCTGTTTCGTTGGCCTTTACATCTTTAACACCTACATATTTTTCTCCATTCAATTCAATCATTTTTAAAACTTCCTTTCGTTTTGTTTTCCTTAACTTCTTTACATTCTTATTATAACACTTGTGTTAGATATTGCAACTCTTTTTGCAACTTTTTTAAAATATTTTTTGCATAAAAAAATAACCCCGTATCGTCATCATACGGGGTTTGAACGGAATACTTGCTACAAGCAAAGTAAACGAATTTCTTCTATATATTTACTCTGTTGAGCATACTTTAATTATAACATCAGTAACTCAATCGTTGACCAACAAAAATCAAATTCGGATTGCTGATGTGGTTACGTGTGGTCAACGTACCGACTGACACTCCCAGTCTAGCGGAGATGCTGCTCAGCGTGTCGCCTGATTTGACCGTGTAGACATGTGACGTCTGACCGCTGATGGTCAGCCTGTCGCCTGGGTGCAGCATACTGTAGATGGTTCGCCCGTTGCGCGCCGCTAGTGTATACATGGACATACCGTGACGGTTGGCGATTGACCACCAACTGTCACCACTTTGCACTGTGTAGGTACCGCTTGTTTGTGTTGCTTGCTTTGCGGTTTGCAGAATTTCCACGTCTGAACGTTTAATCCAGCTCATGATACCGCCTAACAGTACCTTGTCGCCATTAGTTTGTACGACCGGATACATGCGCCCCTTGACCCATGACGGGATAGCTTGACCGCTTGCCCAACGCTTTGCGCTAAAGTTGACTTTAACGGTGTAGCCTGTGGAAATATCTTGTTTGGACGTGTTGTCGGCTACAATGCCTTGTTTTACCGCCTGTGGCTTGCTTACGGGTTTGCTTGCGTCCCCGTTGTGATATCCGTTGTCGGTAATGCCGGTCAAGTCTACGTCCCCGTCCAGTCCGCTGGCTACATAAGTTGACGTAAACTGAAAAATCCCGATATTGTCGTATGATGGAAAAAAATTGTAGTTAGGTTTTGTGGTTACGTTATAGTCCGGATACTCTGCTAACCAAAGCGGATATTTTTTAGCAAGGCTTGCCAAATCAACGTGAGTAACCAAGTAGCTCTTGTATCCGTACAAAACAGGCGTATAGCCGGCTTGCTTGATACGGTTCAGCGCATAGTCAACCGTGCTTGTGCTCTGTTGTCCGCTTTCCACGTCAAGAGCCACGATTGACTGTTTAGGCGTTTGTACCCTAGATAAGAAGTAGTCAAGCACCTTGTCAGCTTGCTGATGAGTAGTGACGTTTTGCCACCAAATATAGGTATGAGCACGTCTTCCCATAGCGATGGTTGCCGCTACTTGTGTGCGATACGTACTCTGATCATACGTGTTCCAACCGTCAGTGGTGCCGCCAATCTGGCAGATGGCAAACTTATCGTGCGCATATCCCCATTTGCCGGTCGTCCCCTGGTATCTTGCCCAATCTACTCCTTGGTCGCCTTTAGCGGCGCTGACTGGTATAGTTGAAAGTGAAAGTGCTGTAATGCAGAAAATTGCACCCAAAGCACATTTTAGAACATTATTTTTGCGATTTTTCATCTTTTGCGCCCCCCTTGTTGTATTCATCCGACAGTTTATAGATATACTTCCTAAGCCACTCTGGAATTGGTATACCCATTTCGCCCAAATTCTCCACAATCGAGATTGCATAAAATAGGATATAAAAGATAAGCAGCGTGTCCGCCATGCCACTTGCTCCGTAAATATCGCAAAACGGATATAGCATACATACGACCAGCAAAAGCGTTGAGTGCTTGATAAGCCCGCCAATTCCCTTGCCGGACTCTGTCTTTTTATTGACCAGCGATTTCAAAAAGCCCGTCAAAATATCGATTAGAATGATTAGAAAGAATGCGAAAAATACAGGATTGTCAATCAGTTTTTCAAAATGCTCAAAGTAAAGTTCATGTAATGACATATAGTCAGCTCCTTTTATCCTACCCACCCGCCCGTTTATGCAAGAAATTCTGCATTAACTGTTATTTTTCAGTGTTTTTGTCCTCATTTTCGGACTTTAATGCAGAAATTTCCGCTTTAAGTTGTTCGTTTTCCGTTTCCAGTTCTGCAATCCTTACTGCCTTGTTTGCAATTTCAATAGCTAATCTTTGCGTCTCATTCATATTATTTTTCCTCCGTTTCTTTTTCCGCGCCTACCTTGTTCACTAAATCCGGATTAACTCCGTTTTCTTTGCACAAGCTTTTCTGTTCTGCGATTGCCGCCGCCATAAACTCTTTTTGAGCTTCCTTAATCGTGTCATCGGGCTTGTTGTAAACAGGCGTTCCGTCATCTTTGTATTCAGACGGCGTGTCAAAGCCAATCGTCTGCACAACCGGTGTTGCTCCGTCACCTTGTAGAACCGTTGACATGGCAAATGATTTGTCATCTGCCATGTATGTTAAATTTACAGTTTTTTTAATTTCCATTTATATCAATCCTTTCTGTTAACTTCCCCAACCGTTGTAAGTACCTCCCTTGTCTTTTGGCAAACCGTCCGTATTGATACGGTAGCCATGCGTGAACAGAACCACTCGTCCGTTTGATGGGAAGGCGATACCGCCCCAGTTGGTAGTATCCTGTACGATACACGGAATCTTTTGATTACTGCCCCAATCTGACCATGACACCCATGCGGTGCGTATGCCGTGTGAGCCGCCACCCTTGACATGGATATCCCAGTCAAAATGAGTTTCGCCGAAAACACGCAACGGCTTAGGAATTACCACAGTGTCCTTATAAGCGGCGCTCTGCCCTGTATATGAGTACCACAGGAACGGGTCAAGCGTGCCGTCCAAAATGTTTTTGGTTTTGTTGCTTGTTTCAGTACGGATCCACGTGCCGAAAGACATCATGTCACCGCCATACGGGTTGCCCCATTCCTGCTGGGGAGTGAGTGCCAGCTGAATTCCAGAATAGCCGGTACCAGTGACTGTCGTATTACGGTAGTTCCAACCATCGCCACCCATGAATCCTTGCCATTCAGTTTGCCAATCCGAAACCGCATTACCAGTGTGCCCCGTGATTTTGGCAGGCGTCTGAAACCACATGCCCTGTGGTGTCTGTTTCGTCTGCCACCGTTTGCGTGGGTCAGCGTCCGCCTTGCCGACTAGGATATAGTCAGAGCAATTGATAACGTTGGTATCGATATAACCGCTTTGGATAGTCGTTGTGCTAGACGTGCCGGACGGGTCTTTACCGGTTGACGTGATTTTTACGCCGTTAAGCACACCCGTTGAAATGTTGCTTGCGTTCAAGTTAATCACGCTGACCTTAGCAGCGTTAAGCGTGCCCGTGGTAATCTTGTTAGCCGATAAGTTGCCGATGAAAGCGTCATTGATTACCGCATTGGTCATCAATACTTTGCCGTTCAAGGCGATTTTGCTTGCGTTGATATACGCATTCTCATTGACCAGACCGGCACTTGCCAGTATCTTCGAGTTTTTGGCTATACTTGCAGACAGATTGTTGCTTGTTTGCGTTAATGCCGATTGTTCTACTTTCGTTTTTAGCTTTGCGTCTGTTTCCGACTTGGTATAAACAGAAGACAAACGGTCGCTTGTTGCGGTGATTTTGCCCGAAAGAGTGGTGAGTTGCGATTGCGTGTACTCATCAAGTTTTGTGAAGCTGGCGTATGTGAGATATGCAGCGCTAGCAACCCCATTGTCTTTAACACTTATCCACGGTTTTACGCTTGTGACGTTGGCCGGCACGGTTACGATGCCTTTAATCCAACCGCTAGTCCCGGTTACAACTTGGCCAGACGGCCCCATTTGCCAAGCATTCTTTCCGTCTTTGATGTATTTAAAGTACGCATTGACAGTTATCGTGCGCCCTCCGTGCACAGAATAAAAGTTTGGGGCTAACAGTTCTACATAATATTTGTCGCCGGGGTTTACCTTGTAATCGACATTCCAGCACAAATCATTGTTGTTAGGCGCATAGATGCATTTGTGGTAACCGTATGCGCTATAACTGGTAATACCACTGATAACAGCTTTTGTTTTACAATCGTTACACGTCCAGTCGCCCACATTCCCGTCTTCAAAACTCTTCTTGCCGATAAGCTCCGTCGCTTGATAAGCGAGGTTGCCCTGCACCTTAGTTATGCTTGCAGATAGTCCGTCTGTCGTCTGCTTGACGTCTGCCGTCTTAGCATATCCCCTTAGGTCGCTTGCCGTCAGCTTGGCGGACAATGCCTTGTCAGTTTGAGCCACGTATGACTGGTATACAGTTTTATCAACTTTGCTTGATACGCTTGATTTAACTCCGCTTACGTCAGCGGTCAGTTGCGTTATCTTGCCAGTGTGGTCGGCTATGGTGGTCTTGACACCGCTCACGTCAGCTTTGATTGATGTGATATCGCCTTTGGTGTTCTTGACATCTGCCTGTACACCACTGACTGATGTCTTGATTGACGTCACGTCGCCCTGCACGTTGCTTACGCTTGTCTTAACACCGCTGATATCCGTCTTGACCGACGTGATGTCTTTCTTGGCGTTAGTAATATCAGTCTGCACGCCGCTGACCGATGTCTTGATTGACGTGATGTCTTTCTGAGCGTTGGCCACCGTCTGCTTGGTGCCGGAAACGTCAGTCTTGATGGTTGCAATGTCGTCTTGTGCGTTGGCTACCGATGTCTTAACACCGTCCACCGTCTGAGTAATGGTGGATATCTTGCCTGTATTGTCCGCTACAGTTGTTTTGATACCGTTAACGCTTGTCTTGATATCGGTTACGGTTTTGTCCGTTTCCGTCAGCTTTCCACTGACCGACGCATAGTCTTTCTGCGCCTGTTTCCAGTCAGCATCGGCACTCGCCTTGTTGGCGTCGATTGCTTTACGTATATCGGCTATGTCAGTGTCAACACTTGTTTTGTTGCCAGCGACCTCTTTAGCAAGCGTTGTGTAGCTATCGTTTGCCTGCTTGGCTTGTTTGAGTGCTTCGTCAGTCTGTGCTTTGGCTCCGTTTGCGGTGTTTGTAGCCTTGATTGCCTCGTCATATGCGGTTTGAGCATCTGTTTTAGCTTGCGCCATATCAGATTTGGCTTGGTCAAGCTCGTTTTGCACCGTGGTTAAGTCTGCGGTTGACGCTAGCAGCTGCCACACACCGTCTTGGCGTTGATACATTTCAATTTCGCCATTTTCCAGTTTTTTATACCAAAGGTCGCCATTTTTCGGGTTGGTAGGCCCTAATTTGCCGTAGTAGTTGGTATTTTTGCCGTTGGCAGACGTAATCTGCGATGCCAGCTCGTCTTGCTTTTTAGACAAGTCGGATACGTTGCTTTCCAGCTTGCCCACTTGGCTTGCGCTCGGCATCTTGTTAACAACAGTCTGCAGTCTTGCCAGCTTGTCAGCTAAACGGCTTGATAAAAGCCGGTAGTTGCAAAACTCAATTGTATTTTGCGCCGGGTCCGTATACGATTTTTCCAGTTTGGCCACTCTAGCCGACAAGTAAAGCGCCGGATTGTAGTCATGGTCGATAATCGTTACCGTATCGCCAATTTTAAGCGTACTGTCGATAACCTTGACGTCCGCCGTGTACGTGTACTGCGGTTCACTGTACGTCTTGAGCCGTGTAATGGTGCGGTTCAGCAGCTCGCTGGCCGATTGCGTGTCGTACTCGTAAAACGCCTCTATATATGTTGCCTGTCCGGGGTTAAAGCGTTTGTTGGCGTCAATCGCACGCAAGAATTTATCACCCTTGGTTGTGACTAAGCCATCTTTGTTGTACTCAAGGTCGGCAAAATCGATGTTTCCTGTGTCCTGCGTGTTACCTTGCGCATCCGTTGTTTGGATAGTTCCGCCCACGCCACAAAGCGCCGTGACAAACTCGGCCCTCGATTCCTTTTTTACGATATCGTTAAGTTCGTGGCTATACACCATCTGGACGTCCGAACGGTCGCCGCCCACGCTCTTATAAACGTTGATTTTAAATTCTGACGGAGCGTTCATCTTGACGGAAACATCAAAAGTGCACTCTGCATTATCAAAGCCCTTCAGAATCGAAAGCAACCGACCAAGTCCGGTATCTCGCCCCTCATATGTCAAAGTGCGTTCAAGACCAGCTAGCTGATTGACGCCGAGTTTCCACGGTGTGCCGCTTGTCACTAAGTTAAAGTAGTACTCAAAACTATGCGGGCCGTTGCTTTTCCAAACGTCGCACGCTTTGTTCAACAACTCGATGCCGGCATCTTCTGCGTACACCGTCTTTGTATACTGCGTTTCTTCATAATCCAAGATTGTGAAAAGCCACGTCTTGCCGTCATCGTCTTGCAGCACAATGTAGTTGCCGCTATCCATGTACTGACTAGCCTCGTCGTTCTTGCTGATCTTAAACTCATATGAGCTCGATCCTGCGTCAAGTGTGAGCGTGTGCTTATCGTCATAAATACCACTGGTGGTAGCTAGTGTTTCTCTCGCTCGGTTTAATACATAAATTTGCACGTCTTGCCGCTCCTTTCTATAAATATTTGCGCCTGATATAGGCGGTCACGTCCGGCCGATTGGCGAAATTAGAGTAACTGAAGGTGATGTGGTTGTTACCCGGATTGACTATGATAGGCTGACTGCCGATGTCTTGATACTTCAACGCTGACCCACCGTTAAGCTTTGTTGTCACTTTGCCATTGTCACCGGTAATAACCAGTTTGTCGCCTTCTTTCAAGATGTTAGGAATATTGGTATACGTTTCCACGTTGTCTTTTCTAATCCAAAAATCATAAAGGTCATTCCACATACCCTTAGGGGCGTTGTCTTGAAAAATCGCTTTCCAGTAAGTCATTCCACCCGCTAATTTAACGCCCGATACCGTATCAGTGTAGCTGACAACTTGCTTGCTACGGTTGCTTCCCTCAATCGATTCAAGCGTAATGGTATACGTGTTTCCGATTCTCTGGACGTTGATTTGGCCGAAGAAATTGTCCCACTTGGCGTTGTTTTCATCGGTTAAAATCCAATGATCACCCACACGGATTTTGAGGGATGCATGACAGTTAATCCACTTCCAAAGCTGAACCGACATCAAAAGATTGCGGTTGACGTCCCAGATGTTAAACTGTTGCAAGCCATGCATGGCCATGTTTCCAAAAAGAAACTGCGTGTAGAAATGAGCCGTAAAATTCTTGATGTTACTATCAGCCGGGAACACAATGCTTGCTGATGGACCATGCCACCCCTTAGTTGTTCCGGTGTTGTCTTGACCCGTACCCCAAGCGTTCACACCGCCCTGCGCATTACGCAAGCGCCAACGCCGCTCTCTGATTTTTGCCGGGTCTTCAAAAGTGCCCTGCTGAAGCGGATTTGCGTTCCAATCGTTCAAAACGCCTGCGTTGATGGTCCATTGTTTAAGCCCGTGATCAGGATTATCATCACGTTGTGCAATCCATTGTGATTTGACGGTTGTTCGACCGTCTACTTCGTCGGGATTGCCGAGCAGATAGGATGTGTTGTTGTTGGAAATACCAATATACCCGTTTTCCCCATGGTTGGTCAGCTCAAAGCGCACCGGCACGGGCTGCGTGCCTTCGTTGACCACGTTAAGCGAGTTGGTTACGGGCGTTGCGATAAGCATGGTCAGTTGGATATAGTCCAAACAAATGTCCGTTTCGCCCGTGCTCGACTTTCCGTAAATATCCATATATAAATTGCCGCTGCCGTCTACATAGCTAAACAAATCATCAGATGTCTGATAGTCAAGTTCAAGCATTGCTGATTTGCTTTGCGTATGTTTTACCGCGTCTGCCCAACCGGTAGCGGGTTTATAGGCCTGCGCATAAAAGCCGTTGTTGCCATATCCCCAAATCTTGACGTTTGCCGAGCTGACGCTGTTCTTGACCCAGTTCAAACGTTCGACGTTGCCGGCAATCCCGTATTTAGCAAAGAAACCGGGCTGAGCTTGCTCGATTGCACCTACTACGTTCAGCTTGGCCACGAAATGTGGGACTTGATAGCGCCATAAATTCTGTGGTCTTACGATTGTTGACCAGTCGCAAAAGTTGCCGTTGCCGGCGGCGTCGTTGGTGTATCTCAGGCGCACCCTCAAACGCTTGTTGGCCATGTCGTTAGTCCAAGGCAAGCTCCCCTCAAACCCGCACGTACCGCTACCGGCCACGTTTGAGTGCGTCTGCTGGATATCCGGACGAGCGGTAAGCGTAACTCTAAGCCGACTGTACTCGTGGTTCTTGCTATCCTCGTCAGTCACTATGATATAGGCGTACTTGCGCCATGCTGACGAGTTATCCACATGCCAGCCTTTGATCTTGAGCTCGTCGCCCTCGATCTTGATACTGTCTAACCCGCCGCTCTCAGTCGCATACAATTGGAAGTTGCCTAAAGAGTTGTCATATTCGCTTTTTGCAGCACTCGAAGCGCATCGCCCGTTTAAACTGCCGAGACAGCCATACTCGAGCTGAGTTAGCTCTTGTGTATAGTAGCCGGGCGGTTCGATTGCTCCGTCCCCTACCACATGCCCCTTGTAGACTGCATGTGGTACGGGCGATGTCTTGCCTGCTACTTTGTCAGCCATGTCTACGCTGATCTGCTGAGTGGTTGTCTGGTCGCCAAACGTAAAAACGTCTTCTTTGTTTGCGTATGCGTATGGATCAAAGCACGTAAATTCAAAACTTGAGATTACGGACAGACGGCCGCCCTCCGGTGTATCGGTATCGGAAAGTGTACCGACAAAATATTTATCCGGATCATCAGCAAAGCTGATTTTTTTGTTTTCTCCGCTCAAAATCTGATTGAGTTTGTAGTAGATTTCCCTAAAACGTTGCGGTGTTTCTGCGTCAATCTGATATTTGACCGTAATTTTACGCGCTTCTCTGCGCTTTTTCTGTAATGTTGAGCCGTCTTGATTGCCGACCGTCACGGTGGTTAGGCTATAGCCGACAAGCTCACGTCCGGTTACCTGCAATGTGATAAACTCGGGGATTGCCTGGTCAAGCGTCACACCGTCTACCGTTACCGCTTCAGGCGATAGCCATGTATCGCCTGTCATATCGTGGTCATTTAAATCGATAAAATCGTACAAAACCATCACTCCTATCTATTGCCGTACAAGCGTTGACTGCGTGCCTGTCTGCGGTTAAGCTCGTCTTCCAACGGTTGAGCCGTGACCTTGGCAATCGTTTTGCCGTCAAGGTTAACGGGAACTTCCACGGTAATCGTACTGTGCATGTTGACATCTGCGCTGTATGCTTGAGCAAATGCCGTATTAAAGCCGTCGGTTGCCATTACCGACCAGTCGCTAGCCGGCTTGACTACCGCACAATCTGCCAGTGCTTGAGCTGCTTTGGCCACCATACTCTTGTTATCAGTCAACCCATTTGCAAAGCCGGCAACAGCATAGTAGCCGACCTGGTCACGCATGACGCGTGACGGGGAGTGAATGCCCAGTGCCGACTTGGCCGCCTTAAGCGCTGATTTGGCCATATGAGTGGCGGCAGAAACAGCACTGCCGATAGCACCTCTAATACCTTTGACAAAGCCCATGACGAAGTTTTTGCCGGCACTCCAAAGTGAGTTAGCTTTGCTCCTTACCGCGTTAATGGCTTTACTCATGCCGTTGCCGATGGCACTTATGACACCGCCAAAAGCGCCACGAACGACACCGCTTAAAGAACGCCAAATGCCGCTGAATGCCGATTTGACGTCATTCCATGCGGCTTTCCAGTTCCCTTTGATAGCGTTGGTAATCGCCCTGATGATTTTTGCGACCGCATTGATGCATGCAGATACGATCGTGATCATAGCGTTCCATACGCCGGATACAATCACTTTAATACCGTTCCAGAAATCTTTCCAAAGTGTCTTGATAACGTTGGCCACGTTATTAATAACGGTTTTAACCGCATTGATAGCTGTACCGATTACGGTTTTGATCGCATTCCAAATATTGGATGCAACGTCTTTAATACCGTTCCAAAGCCCGGACCACCAATCGGTAATGCCGGACCATGCAGACTTTACGCCATTTACAACCGGTGTTACCACCGTACCGACAAAACCGTTCCATACGGAGGATGCGAAGTCAACGATGCTTTGCCAAAGTCCGCTGAAAAAGTCAGTTATACCCGACCATACAGACTTAAAGAACTCGACCACGGGTGTTACGACAGTTGTTACAAAGCCATTCCAAACTGTGGATGCAAAGCCGGTGATAGTCTGCCATAAGTTGCTGAAGAAGTCGCTGATGCCTTGCCAGGCTGACTTAACGCCCTCAACAACCGGGTTTACAACGTTATTGACAAAACCGCTCCAAACAGCTTGAGCTGCGCTTGTAATTGCGTCCCATAGTGTCTGGAAGAATTCCTTGAGTGCATCCCATAAATTCTTGAATGCATCGATTACCGGTTGAATCGAAGCTAAAAACGATTGCCAGTACGGAGAAACTGCGTCAACGATAGATTGCCATAGGTCACTAAACCATTGCTTTACACCGTTCCATGCGTCCTCTATACCTTGAACAGCTGAGCTGGCCGTGTCTTTGATACCGCTCCAAATACCGCTGAACCAGTCTTTAACGCCACTCCATGCGTTTTTAACCGCATCGGCCGCCTGAGACACCTTGTCGGTGATTGCGTCCCATGCTGACGATGCCAACTCTTTAAGTTTGCTCCAGGCGTTTCCGAGGAAGTCCGTAAACTCGCCCCATAACTTTCGGCCGAGTTTTGTTTTGGTGAAGAAGACCACCAAAGCAGCTACTACTGCACCAATGGCAACCACAACAAGCGTAATCGGATTTGCCGCCGCGATAACCGCACCAATTGCACTGGCAATGCCCGTTATGGCGTCGCCTACGTACATAGCGCCGATTGCAAGCGTGCTGAACGCGTCGCTTACCACTCCAGCAATCGTACCGATTTTGGAAATAACTTTAAGGAAGTTTTTCCAACCCGATGTGATAGTAGTTATCGTCTTGATTGTGGTAGAGCCGGCTTTGACTGCAACCCACAGATACAACAGGGCCTTGGCGGTTGCTCTCACACCGTCTTTGTGGTCTTCCAGGAATTGGAAGAAAGACATGAGCGAATTTTTAACATCGTTGCATACTTTTTTGATTGTCGGCAGCTCTTGTTTGAGATACTGTAAAGCCACTTCAGTTCCTTTTGACACGATAGGCCCAATTGCCTTGAATGCGTCGTTAATCGTGTATTTGAGTCCGTCAAGTTGCTGAGCAATCGAACCAAAACCCGCTTTACTGAAACCGTCATTAATATAGGTAATCATATTAGCTAGGTTTTTAACGACGGATGCTTTCAGATTAGCAAACGACGTGCCGATTCCGGCACTGTTTTTGCGTGCAAGTTCCGCAAATCCGTTTTGAGCCCCGTTTAACTCAATAAATTTATCGTTTAACTGGTCGATCGTGATTGAACCGTCTTTCAAAGCTGCATAAAGATCCTGCTCCGCTGATTTGCCCGTAAACCCAAAAGCGTTGGCCACCTTACGCAAGGCAATCGGCATGGTTTCCATCAGCGTTCGATATGACATCAAATCGACCTTACCCGTCGATAACATCTGCGTGTACTGCGTCAGACCACGGCTTGCGTCTGCGGTCGATGCGCCACTTGCCAAAAACGCATTGTTGAGTGCCACGGCTGATTGAGCGGCTTTCTTGGCTGAACCGGTCAACGGCCCCAGTTGTTGTGCGCTGGCCGTGATTTCATCGAGCGAAGTCGGCAATCCATCGATGCCTTTTTGAAGAATTTTAGAAGATTTGGCGACATCACGCGTGCTATAACCCAGTGCTTTCATAACAATCGGGTACTTGTTAAGCGTGTCAAATCGGCTGATCGCACCGCCCAGGCTGTCCTTGACAGCACCTAAAGCAGAGCTGGCAACCTTGCTGGCAACTCCAAACAAGGCGCCGAATTTGATTGCGCTCATGCCTGTACGTTGTGTTGAGGTGGTCAACCCTTCCAAACCTTTTCGAGCATTGCTTAGTCCTTTGCTAAAGCCATTGTCATATGCCCTCAAGACGGCCGTTAAACCTACTTCTGTCATCGCTTGTCCTCCTTTCTATGTTTTAATTCCCATTCTTTTTGTCTTTGTTGTATCTGCTTGGCCACATTGATTCGTTCTAGTCTGTCTGACGTATACCAATCTTCGTAATGGCTACGCACACTGTCGATGGCCTTATCAACGTCAAACACTTCATCAGGGCCTTTAAATTTATACCGCTTACCGTTATTCGACTTGGCGTCGCGCGTATAAAATGCCAGTTGCCATAGGTGTTGTTGCGTGGCTATCTCTTGCAGCTGATAGGCTTCCATTCTAATTTGATATTCACGCAAGGTCATGCGTTCAATATCGTCAAAATCAGTAATGCCCAGATACGCTATGCAGTTTAACTGGATATCGTAATACTCCTGCTCGGGCGTCAGCCTTGATTTTCTGCTGCTGCCTTCATCGCTTGTAAAGGGCGCTTCGTCACGTTCGACTTTTCAAGTTCAGCGACAAGTTTTTCTGCAAGCTTATCCCAGTCTTCTACTTCGTTTTCCAAGTAGGCGTCAACGTCTTCTTGCGTTGGTCTGCCTGTTTTAACGTGTGCGGTTGCTGCATAGATCACGTTTGCAATTGCAACTGGATCAGCGCCAATCAAGCTGGGGATTGTTGTCTGCAAAGCCATGCCTAAATTGATACCTTCCTTTGTCGCAACTCCCGCCAAGCGATTGAGCTCACGTACAAAAGCCATGCCAAACATCAAAGCTACATTATGACCGTTAATTTTTAATTCCATGTTTTTCGTCTCCTTACTAAAAAAAGAGCGCCTAAAAAAGACGCTCCTATATCATTATCTATTGCCTGTTAAGCGGCGCCTGAACCATCTTCACCATTCGTACCATCGTTTTTGAGCAAGCCCTGGAAGATATAGTTAATCTGCTCACGCAAACCGTCGGGAATTTTGGTGTAACCGTCCTTTGGTTCGCCATCAACCGCCACTTCAAATTCTCTTGTTCCGTTATCATCCGGGTCGCCCGATTCACTGTCTTTGGAAATACGGCCACGCATATAGTGCGCAAATACCTTTTGACCGTCAGTGCCAAGCATGCCGAGCTTCACAAACCAAAATTCAAGCGTTGTCTTATCTACCAAAGACTTATGCAGTAAATCAAGTGTTTCTGACGTACTATCCAGTGTTTCAAAACTAAAACTCGTTTCAAGACCGCCTACTTTAGCGACGTTGCCCGACTTTGTAGCGGTCGAATCACTGTCGCGCGACAATTCAAAATCTGTTGACGTCAGATAAGGCACCATTTTAGCGTCTTCCGTTTTTGCTTTTGCAAGATCGCGTACCATGACGATGCCATCAAATCCTTGCAAAATCTTCAAATCATTTGCCATGTTTAATCAAATCCTTTCAATTTAGAATTGTTTTAATTCAAGCGTCAATGCCCCACGATGATAAACCGTATTGGGTACGCTTGTATCCATGTTTAGCTGTTTTTGCTGATTGCCGAAATAAGCGTAAAACTGATAGTTTGCCGTCTTGATGATGCCGGGTTTTATCAGACTGTAGATCTTGTCCGTTAACTCTGCCACGTCAATGCGTTGCTTGCGTGTGCCCCATACGTCAATATCAATCGTGTACGTGCCGCCAATCCGCAATTTAGTAGCACTGGAAATGGTGCTGACGTTGCCCACACAAATAATCGGATAGTCTACTGTTTCCTTTTCGCCTGGCAAGTAGTCAAACGTGCTTTTGGGTCTTAACTTTAAGCATTCAGCATAGAAATAGTCATATAACTCTTGCTCAGGATTCATTCTCGCGCCACCCCACAATCTTTTCTAGGTCAGCCTTGAACAAACGTTTCTGGACGTCAAGAGCCGGCTTGATTGCCGGTTCCTTGGCCATAAAGCGCGTGCCGTTTTCAAGGTAGTTGATATAGTTGGTGTTGACGGTAACTCGTCCCTCAAGCCCCATGATAGACATGGTGGTTTGCCGGGCGGTGTTGCCCGTCCAGTAGCCTTTGATATAAGCTTTACGCTCATTTGACAGCGCTCGTTCATGTAGCTGCATCGTGTTCTTGCGTACCGCCCTGCGGATTGCGGCTTTCTTGCCGCTTGCTTCCAACATTTTCTGCAGCTTTTTTGTTCCGACCCATTCAATCGTTAACCTACTCATTGACATCACCTACTATCAGTGTTGTACCGTGCGACAAATCGCGCGACGTAACCGTTTTGTAGTGCTTGGTGCCATCATCAATCGTCAGATATGACCACTCGAAAGCGACCGGACTAAGCAAGCGAATCACTTTATTTGTGGTCTTGACGTCACCAAACACCTCGGCACTGCGGTTAGTGCCTACGTCAGTCACGTTTGCCGGTGTAGTAGCGACAAGAGTTATACCACCCTCATACCCTACACCCGGCACGTAATGTTCTTCCGATTCCGACCAAAACTTAACCGTTGACTCAAACCTCATCGCTACTCACCTCCGCTTATACGGATCGAAGAAACACCCTCGACCCAGTGTTTGCGCATTTTTGCCATTGCGTTCCTTCCACGCGTCAATGTCGCTTTGAAAATCGTCAAAATCGTTGCTGTTGAACGTGATCGATTCCCCTTCCTGCGTATACGACGCCATACCCTCGTTTTTTAAACGGTTAAACCGCTTGACGCATACTTCAAGGGCGATATAGCTCAAATCGCTTGGAAATTCCTCAGACGATGCAAGGGCAAGCTTAAACCGCAAGGCCTGTACAGTGGTTTTGATAATGAGATTGAGCAACGCGTCACGGGTATCGTCAGCCAAGCCTAGCATGGTCTTGAGTTCCGTTAAATTAATCACGTTGTTCATTGGTCAGCCTCCTATTGCTGTGGTTGTTGTGGCGTTGCGGCTGCCGGTGCTTTGAAAGTAACAACAACCACTTTAGAATCATCGTAAAGGTATGCAGCATAGTGTTCGTCGGCCGTGATAACCGTTGTCTTGTTGATGATGTTGCGGTCCGTTTCCACCTGTACACCACGCTTCATGATCAACTTCAAAGGTGGTGTTGTAGGGTTGACCTTGAGCAAGATACCTTCAGTGGCGCCTAATTTGTTAGTAGCCACGAGCTGCACGCCCTCTACGGTGTATTTGGTGTTGTGGATAACGGCATCTGCGCCAATATCAGAGCCGATTTGGTTCTTCTGTGCGTCACGGAGAATTGCAGTGACAATTTTAGGCGATGTCACGAGGACAAGCGGAGATTCGTCCGAGTCGTCAGTAAACGTGTTGATTGCGTCAAGCAAGCCATCTACGGTTGCCTCAATCGTTGTTTTCTGCTTGCCTGTCTTGGCGGCTGCAAGCAAATCGTCGTCAATCTTGTTAGCCAAGGCCAGGGCAAGCTGATTGTTGGATTCGCCGACTGGATCGCCGTATCCGTTAAGTACCGCTTCATCGGTGATCTGAGTACCTTTAGCAGCTTTCTTAACGGTAACTGATGCCGTCTTTGTGCCGAGCTTGTCGAGCGGGATCGCTGCACCTTCGGCAACGTCTTTGGCATCGCCAATGTAAGTAAATTTCGACATCTTAAGTGTGCTGCCGGGAGAGCTTTCAAGCGTGGTGTCTACCTGTGCTAATGGTGTAAAGCGTAATGCTTTTTCAAGTGCATATGAAATAATTGGAGCGTTGACCTCAGGATTAACGAGGTCTGCGATTTGTGTCATTGTATCAGCCATAGTTATCTACCTCCAGTAGTTAGTTTTCTAAAAAGTTCAGGATCAGTGTGGAACAAAGCGACGCGTTCCTTTTGCGTCATCATGTCAAAATCTTGTTGACTGACGGCCTTTGCCGTTGTGCCGGAGACCCTTGGTGTTCTGCCTTTTTTAAACTCTTCACGCACGGAATCTTTGACCGTTTCCGTGTAGTCAATAAAAGCCTTGACGTTTGAATAAGTGTTATCCGCGTCATCAGAAACAAGGAAATTCAAGACGTCTGAAGGAACAACTAATCCGTTTTCTCGCAACACCTGATCAGTATCATCAAGCGTTTGTCTGCGGGCGATCTGGCTCTTCAAAGCCGCGATTTCCTTGTCTTTTTCGTCAACATCTTTTTTGGCCCTGTCTTCGTCAGACAGTGTTTTAACTGATTTGCCGGACTTGAGCTTTTCGATTTCCTTCAAAGCGTTGTCCAGCTGTTCTTTGTAACTGTTTTTCTTCGACTGTTCTGCTCCAATGCGCTTTTGAAGCTTTTTGACAATCTCATCGGCGTCAACTTTCTTCTGTTCCGGTTCAGTCTTTTTCAGCTCGTCAGCCGTCTGTTCCGGAGCAGTTGCTGTTGCCTTTACGTCAGCTACTGTTTCATCTGTTACTGTTGCATCGTCCATGATGTACCTCGCGTTTTAAGGCCTGGGAGCCTGTAGTCTCGGTTGTTCTTTTAGCCCTGCAGCTCGGAAAAAGGGCATAAAAAAAGACGGTTGATCCGTCTTGAATAACTATTTGCTATTTGTTGTCTTCGTTATCTTTGTCATTCGTTTTTGCAGGTCTCAGTCCTTCCGGTAAATCTTCGTCCTTGAATTCTCTGCCAAATAACCCGCTGAAAAATTCCTTTGCATTTTTCTTATACTCTTCTGAACGCTCAAGGGGTTTAAGATTCTTTACAGTTTCAAAATCAGCATCGTACCATCTTCTGTCAGAATACGGTTTCTTATTCATTTTCTACCACCTCTATAATCGGAACTAATTTATTATTAGAACGTTCCTCTAAGTAGTATTTTACAACTTTAAATGACGATTTCCTAGCAAATAAAATCTCTTTCTCTTTAGTTTCATCATATTTTCCTAATACAGCTCCCGAATGACTATTTAGTATTATAACTCTAAGGTCATCATCATAATTGTAAATTTCTCGTGAAGTAGAAAAATATCCTAAATCTTCTATTGTCCTCATATCTACCACTTTAGCGGCGAATTCTCTAACATCAAACCCTAAACCGTTACTGTATGAACGATAAAGAGGGGATTCGCTAGAATACTTAGGCAGTTTATCAATCGCATTATCTAAATTCATAACTAAATCTCTTTGCGCTTCACTAAGTTTCTCTTTATGCCTTAATGCATAGTTGATTTTGTATGATTCAGAACTCTTATAACTCTTTATTGCTCCTATTTCATCACGCGACAGTTCTTCCCTTTTCTTCCAGTACGCAGACAGTGCACACCGGCAATTGGGATGTTGTGGCAGTTCGGGAACGTCTTTGACAGGATACACGCCCACGCCATTACCGCTGCTGTGGGATGCAATCTCTTTGCATACAACGCACGCCCTCGGTTCAGCAATCCATCTGCAATACTTCACGTCATATTCTTTGAACGATTCTAAAGTAGCTTGCGTCTGACAGCGTGCCGATTCGGTGCGTGCTATTCTTTCTGCGGCAGCTCTCATGTTGCCAACGTCTTTGGTCATATGCTTATAAAACTCTTTAGCAGTTGCTTTCGGGTTCTCGCCGCTGATCAGTACCCTTGACAGTTGCTTCTCCAGTTCCGATTTGAGAACATCGACGTTTGACCAAATGCGGGCCGAGAAGTTGGCACTGCGTGTGTTGCTCATGACAATCTTTTGTACGTTTTCTTCGGTCCACCAATCCATAGCGTCGGCCATACCAGCACCCGCCAAGATACCCGACTGGCGCTCAAGCTCGTTGCGCGTGTCCTCGTCAAGTTTGACGTTAAGCTCATTGTTGATGTCTACACCTAGTTCAATCAGACGCACACCTATAAGCGACTTCAGATATTCAAGCCGATTAATCCGCATGGTGACGTTGTATAAGCGCATGCGCTCATTGACTTCATCAGAGAAGTCGGAGTAGCTTACACGCTTGCTCTTCTTGCGCATTTGGTCGGCTTCTTTGACTACCTTTTTAGCTTCCGCCTCAAACTGTCTTACGTCGGCTTTGGATACCTTCTTGCGTGCTTCGGCCAGGCTTACCCCGTCGCGGGTAGCAAAGCTTTGCAATTCGCTTTGGATATCTTTGTTGATAGCGTCTATCGTGCGCTGATAGTACTTCTCAAGGCTTGTGTTAAAGGCCTTGTCATCAGCTAGATTCTGGCGGATATACTCAAAGCGGGCTTTATCTCTATCGTTCCAGTACGTCTTGTTGCTCATCTTCGTCACCGCCTACATCTTGGCCACGCTGCATATCGACAACGCTGATGGCCGTCTGCATTTTCTGTTCATCTTCTTTGTCCATGCGGTCAATTTCCGCCTTAGGATCATCAACGATAGACAAAACGGATAGCTGAGTTTCCTTGCTGACCACGCCTTCAAGGTTCTTAGCGTCCGCAACTTCCTCAGACAAATTGTTAGGCAAGTTACGATTGAACTTGAATTTAAGGTCTCGCCACGCGTCAGGCCAGTTGGTCAGACTGAAAACAGCTCGATATAGTTTACGCAAGGACCGTGTGAATTTACGCTCCTTACTTGCCGCCATGTTTTGCATGGATAGCATTTTGTACTGCATGGCCACACCACTTGCGTTGCCGCTGAAACTGTCATCGTTGGGGTTCGGGACCTTGGCGATTTGGTAAATAAGATTAGTAAGACGGTCGATTTGATGTTCCTGCATACCGTCACCATTAGGCTTTGCCAGGAACTCGATCTTTGCATTAACCGCGTCGGCATCGGGACTGTAGATCATGCGCTGCGTCTGCAAATCGATGTCCGGCAAACCGTCACCGTCTGCGTCGAGATTAAGCCCCAACACCGATAAGTACGCATTATCAAAATACTCGATCTGATTCTGTTTGCTTGAAAGCGTATCGTTAAGTTCATTAATTAGTGTTGCCACGTTGTCGCACAAGCCTAGCCGCTCTTCATTGTCAAAAAACTCGACCGCCGGCACAACACCGTAAACGTTTGGTCGTTCGTCAATCATGCGGTTATCACTGTACGTGGTGATGGTGTCTGCCGTGTACACCTCAGCCATGTTCTGCGCGCCCTGGTCGCCCTGCGTTGACCAATGGCGGATAAAAGCAAGCCGTCCGTGATTAATCGTGTCATCATAGATCATCACACCGTCGGTCGGTGGAATAACCGTCAAGCACGTATAACCGTCCTCATCTTGATAAACAAGGGCATACGAACGACCGTAAATGTCACATTGCTTGCTGATTTCGTTCAGCTTATCCTGCATCGAGTTGGTGTCGTTCCAATCTTGCAGAAAATTATTTTGCTGATCATTATCTAACGTAATTTTTGGCGGGATGCCCATAAAATAGCCGTTGTACGTGTCAACAAGGTAGTTGGCGATGTTGGCCACTAATCTGTTATCCGGACCCGTGCGCTGCATATCAGCCGGTTTATGCAAGATGTCATGATCACCAAGATACATGCGCATTTTGGCTTTGTAATCCGTCAAACCCGTTGCCGCACTGCCTAAAACACCGGCACCATACACCGCATTGTGGATAACTGCGGGCGTAATTTGTTCATTCTGTGGATAAATCAAAATACCGTTTTCCAATCTGTATAATTCTGCCATTTCCTCACCTCCCTTAAATGAAAATATTACGTATGCCTACCGCTTTAGGCGCTCCGCTGCCGTTTATCGGTTCTACCGCATACCGGATAGCGTCGATACAGTGGTTATAAGAATCAACCGGCTTGTTGATATATTCATTCGTCTGCCGGTCTTTCTGGTACGTGTAGTTTTCCAGTTCTTCGATTGTCTTGACGCACCGATCATCGACTACCCATTCAAACTGCTGCAGAAAGCCGATGCCTTGAATGATACTGTCGGGGCCTTTCTTGGCTGGCTTTATCCGGGCGATTCCACACCGTTTGATTTCGGCAATTGATTTCTTTTCAGCAGCATCTGCCGTAATGATTTCTTTGCTATATCCCAACTGTTTGATAACCTTGGCTATCTCATTGTTAAGCATGCCTTTTTTTGCGTACTCTTCAAGCACGTATAACCGTTTACCTTTGACATCAGCTTTAACATGCACGAAAACTGACGGGTCGTTGATATAGCCAAAGTCAAGGCCAAACAACGAAGGATACTGCGTCAGCTTGTCAGGATGCAAACGCCTGCGCTCAAACGTCGGAAAGACCAGCTTGTCAAGCGTTGCAAACTCACCTAGCGTGTAAATCTTGTAATATGCCGGGTTAGTGCGTTTAAGCGCCTCAATGGTTGCGATGTTGTCTGCGTCCAAAAAGCGATTATCCTTGTACGTGCTATGATGTACGGCAACACGGTTATGGTCATATACGCTGTCGGGCGCAAACCATTGCTTGTACGTCCAGTTAACCTTTGACACCGGGTTAAACATACAAAACAGTTGTCTGTTTTTGTGCTTAGGCTCACGCAAACGAAGGGTAAGCTGCGTGTAGTCATCAAGGGTAAACTCGGACGCTTCTTCCATGACCACATCCGACAAGCCTTTGATTGACTTGATACGTTCCGGGTCTTGCATACCCTTAAACAGGAATTGCGCCCCGTTGGGTAGCGTGATCGTATAGTTGGTCTGATTGACTTTGCACAACGGTAGCAGCTTCCACCGCGACAGACAATCGAGAACGTCGGCAAAGATTGAATCCTTAATCGTGCGGTCAACTTTGCGCAACCACAGTATCTTGCGCGGATGCGGCCACTTCTTGAGTGCTTTTAAGACAACTTTTTGTACGACACCGTGTGATTTGCCTGACGATGCGCCGCCATAAGTCAATACCAAACCTCAATAAAATGACTGTAGTCAAATAAGTTGTCAAAGATTTGCTTGTTAAAAACTTTATTTGGTTTCGGAAAATTTAAATTGATGTTTGGCATGGCATCACCTTCTTTCGCCTTGCCCAAAACTGTATTGATATATTTAAACTTAGTTTCTATTGCCCGAAACTATATTGATATATTTAAACTTAGTTTCTGCTGTTCACTAGTCGTCTTCGTCATAATCACCAACCCCGATAGTAATATCCATGGTCCCACTGATTTCCTTGCGTTCGGTAAACATGCCGTATGCTCTGCCCATACACTCCGCCGCTTTGAGCCGGTCCTTAGTGCTTGCTGGCACTTCCAAGATTTTGCCGTTGTTTGATACGACTTCTTCTTTAACCTCGCCGCGGACAACGGCAGTAAAGAATTGCTGAATCTCTTCTTGAGTTGCGATGGCGTCAGTATGGCGTTCATTCATGGCCTTATCGATCCACGGTCTAAGTTTCCGCAAACATTCGGCGCCTTGCACTTTAGGATTTTTATAACCGGCAATTCGTGCAGCTTGGACCGAGTTCATCTTAGCTTCGCCTAAGTAAGCGTCGATAAAGGTTAGTTGTTTGTTTGTCAATTTCTTTTCTTTGTTCACATATACCACCGCCTCTCTTTCTAAACTAAAAATAAAATAAAAAGAGTACGGACAACTCCGTACTCTTTAACACCTTACACTTTATCATGATTCTAACGTTACCGATTATACACTGATTATGCAACGATTATACACTATTTTATGACGATTGATTTTGTTCCGCCGACGTACAGTTTCGTGATATAACTCAGCGTGTAATTCATCTCATACGCAATACTTTCAAGAGGTATACCGCCGATATAGTATTTGTCTAACACCTCAGCTTGTCTTTGATTATCCAACGCGTCGATGCATCGGGATATGTCCGACCGGTTTTTTCTAGCATGCGTCAACAACGTGTTGATTTTGCCTTCCAGCTCGTCACGTTGTATCAGCTTATCGTCAAGCGTGATACGGACGGATGCTTTCGGCATACCGTCGCTCACTGGCGATTTGAGCGATATGATATCGTTGTCTATCTGTGCCAGCTTATTTTCCAGTCTTTTGATTTTCTCGTTTAAAATCCGATAGCGGATTAAAAACGCTTTGTTTTGCCGAAACTCGTTGTCTGTCGATATAGTACGCATAACATCACTCCCACTCCACGTTTAAGAATTTTGCGAAGTCATCAGTTTTAGGAATCTCCAAAATATTGGAAAACGCCAGAAAATTGTAGTTGTCACTCTTTACGTAAAATGCCCGTTTTGCTTTCCTGCTCAACGAATCACATTGAATAACCACCGCATTTATTCCCCGAATAGCTGCATTGAACAGTAAAAAAGGAATTGCCCTGTCCGACAGTTCTTCAAGATGATACCAGTACGCTTGCGGATCATACGTGAAAATGCTAGACGTTAGAATGTCGTTGGCCATAGTGTCTTTTCTTTTGCCTGTAAATGCCGGATCTTCTTTGACATTATAGACCCAGCGAGCGATCATCATTCCTCCAGTGCCCGCTGCCATCTCATAATAATCAGTCTGCCCCGGTTCGCAAGCAATCGAATTGGCCAACTTAGCGACTGTATTAGGCGTAAAATCTTGCTTCTTCGATTTTCTTTCGGCTTGCTCTGTTTCAAAATATTCATGAAACCAGTCGTACTCTAAATTGGTGTCAATTTTTAGAAAATTTCTAAACAACTTCTCGCGTTCTTCTCTTTCGGACAAAATCTCCATCAATCTGCTGGGCGCCTTGAATGCATCGTCAATTCCCAACAAACCATTTACAGTTTTGACATCAAATTTAGTCATTATCCACCTCACAAACTCGCAATTTTCTGCGCTATTTCTTCGTTGTCTCGTGCCTTTTCTGTTTCTAATCGATGGATATACACGGCCCTTGTAACGGAATCGTCTGCATGCCCTAACCGCTCGGCTACCGCCATGCTGCTGATCCCCTGCGACACCAAATATGTTGCGTGCTCATGCCTCAGGCTGTGCAGCGTGATTTCAGGAACTCCCGCTTTTCGACAAACTCGCTTAAGCCTATTGTTAAGCGTCGAGTTAAATTGAAAACCCTTAAGCCTGAAAAAGATGCTCTCGTCCGGCTCAGCGCCCTTCGCGTTTTTCCACAGCATGTACAAAACCGCATCATCTACGATAATTGTTCTAATTGAGTATTTGTTTTTAGTCGGAGCAAAAATTCTAGTCCCTTTCCGGCTCCCTTTATAATCCAATGTCTTATTTATGTTTATCGTTTTCTTCTCAAAGTCGACATCATTAAGCGTGATGCCCAACGCTTCGGCAAATCTCAAACCGGTCTTTAGCAAAATCAAGAAAAAATTTGCCTCGGGTGTGTTTTCATGCTTGAGTTCTTGAATCAGTCTTTTCATGTCTTCAATTTCCATGAACTTCTGCTTTTTCTTGCCTGGCTTTTTGCCTTGAGGGATTTTAGCGTCAAAAGTAACGTCGCGTTTTAACAACCCGTCCACGTTATACGCTCGTTTAAGTGCCCATGCTAACTGATGATGAAAATCGGTAATCGTTGCTTTTTCCCGCTTTTCGCCGTACTTATTCAAAATTTGCTGGTAGTCATCTGCGGTAATTTTCGATAAAACTAGATCAGAAAAATTTTCAATCAAAAATTGCCCGTTTGAGCGATATTTGTTATACGTGACCTGTCTGACCTGGCCTTTTTTGTACGTTTCAATTTCCTTAAAAAAGTAATCCGTGAGCAGCATTCAATCACCCCGCCTGAACTCCCAGCCGTTTTCTATATAACATCTGCCGTCCTTGGTTCTGTCCCTGAGGTAGCCTACTCTGAACCAAAAAGCTTTTTCCGCTTTATTTATAGAACTAAACGTTTTTTGTTCGCCCGTTTCAATGTTCAAGCAAATCACTTGCACACCAGGCTTTATGCCCGGGGGGCACACATAAGGGTGCATTTGATGATAAAGTCTTTTTAAGCCGTAATCAGAAACCTTTTTTCCGACGGTCGATTCTGTCACCCCCGTTTTTCTGGCGATACCCTTGTAGGTGTAACCTTTTTTAATCATATCCCTAAGCGTTTCTCGATTAATTTTTCGAGGACGCTTGGGCTCTGTACGGCAACGTTTCCTCATGCTTGCGATGAACCGTACCGCTTCCTGCAAATTGTCATCTTTTATTTTGTTCAAGTCTAAGAAAATGTCATAACCATAATCGGGATAACGTTTGAGAATCATATTTACCGCTTCAGTAATGTTCATACGCTCACCGTTCCTTTCTAAATAACATTGGGTCTAATCGTCCGTTATGACGTTTTAACGATATCCTGCCAATCGTAACTCACGTTGGTTCTGATAATTGGCTCCAACTTTTTGGTTGCTCCCGTAATAGTCACTTTAAAGTCATGCGTTCTGATAACCACCACTTCAACCGGCAAACCGTACAGGCGAGCAAACATGGCAAACTTGAGCTTGGCTCTTTTATCGATTGCGTAATCAGAGAACCCGTTCTTAACGTCATATACATGCTTCAGGCTCCCGTCCTCGTTGTAGATCACGAAGTCAGCTTTGTACGCTGTCCTCTTGAGGTTAACCACGCCTAAGCCTTCGTATTTATCCATCAGTACAAAGTTTTTTTGGCACTCAAACTTGTAGCCGCTCGGTTTGACGTATCGTTCATAGAATGCCGCTTCTTTTTGCGAATCGAAGCGGTACCCGTCAAGCTCCACTTTTTTCGCGAAATGCGATTGTGCCTGCACCCTCACCACTTATTGCAGCCCCCTTTAACGATTGCTTCGACTAAACGGTAGTACTGTTCTTTAGCCGCTTCGCAAGGAAACGGTTTGAAGTTTTCTTCGTCAAATCCGATAACGTCATACATCAGCTTGATCAGTGCCTCAACCTTATCTTTTTTGTGCATCAATATCTCATACTGCTTTGCCTCAAGCGGGTTCAGCTCAGGATACTTCACCGTTTCGTACTCCTCTTCAGTCAGCCAAGTTCCTTCTTCCCCTTTGTCAATAAGATAAAATCCGTCAAAATAGCCTACTAATTCGCCAATTGTTGTTTTAACTTCTACTTCTTTTTTCATCCCTCTTCCTCCTCAATCAGTTTGATTGCAAGCATATCATCGGCACAAACAGAAATGTCGGGGACTTGAGTTTCGTTGCGCTCAGTCCAGACGTTGATAACTCCATTTTTGGCTGCAGAAAGAGCCCTTGCTTTAATTTCTACAGCGTTGAAAAACCCGCTTTTGCCCTTCAAATGCTGTGGTTTAATTTCCAAGCGGTAATCTCCGAGCTGGTTGCGGGGATTAATGCAGTATGCGGCGCACGTGATTTTAAACATCATTTTCCTTCCTCCTTGACTTTTTGTTCGGCTTCTTCAGCGGTTTCAGCTTTGATCAATCGATTAGTAATAACATCATCGATTTCAACGTCCACTAAGTAATTTTTCATTTCTTCACTCTCCATCCATCAAATATGCCACTATCGCAACCATGATTGCAGTTCCCACGAACGCAAGCGCCACGACTACAAGCTGCGGCAGAAAACGTTCACCAACCATTGCTACAAAAACGCATATTGCTGCTATCCACATTAAAGCTTTTAACCAATCCATTTCCATTCTCCTTCGTTATCCAATCAGCACTTTGCATAGTATCCACATTGCTGCAAACCATAGCAACAATAATGCCGTTACCAGACAACCGGCAAAATCGGCTGAGTTCCTGTTCTTCATTTGACCACCTCCTTCAGCTGCTCTTCCTGAACGTCCATAACGTCAAACAGAAAACGTCTGGCTAGTGCGCTTGGATATCTCTCGTAAATGACGTTCAACGTCTGCACTAGCCACTCAAAATAATTCTCATTCAGACCTCCGCATCGACGTACCATAACGTTGCTTGCCTGCATCCACTTTTCCAGATCTGCAAAGAATGCTTTCCAGTCCATCTGACCACCCCCTAAAATGGTATACCTTCCGTCCTCTTTCTTTCCTTCAGCTGACCACCCTCAAGACTGGGCGGTTACCTTCTTAAAAATTAAAATTCATTTTCTCGAACACCTATGCAAACATACGTTCAATGTTGTATCACACCTTTTAAAAAATTTTTTAATTTTCCACCGTATCACACCCTCTTCTTCCTAGCCGTATCACTCTCCTTTCAGGATAGAGTGATACGAGGCTAGAGATAGAAGCATTTCTAACCTGTATCACACTCAAGAGTGATACAAGAGTGATACGATATCACTCTAATAGCTTGATAAGGTGTGATAAAGCCTGATACAACAATTAAAACAATATTAAAAGTTCTCTAATCTTAGAATCAATCTAAATTATCTTCACCCTCTTTTCTGAGCATCATTCCATCAGACGCTTCAAATTTTTCACTCTTTTTTATACGACGGTATACGTTCGGCTTTTGAATTTCCAAGTAATCGGCCACTGCGGTAATCTCAATTGGTCCACCGTCTTCGCTTAAAACGTTAAATGCTTCTTCCAATTCAAACTGTGATTTTTGTGCTTTTCTCTCGTTGGATTTTTTGACCGACTGTTTCCAACTGTTGTTCCCCGCCGTTTCCAGTTCGATGTCATCCAAGCTGTTGTCGATGACGTGGATAGGATATTCGAACCAGACGTTAACCGGTTTGAATTTCGGAAATTCTCTCAATGTGCCCTCAACTCGCCATGCTGTTTCGTTACGTGCGTTGTCTACCGCTTGATGCATGCGCTGAGAGTTTTCCTTGAGCGCGTCCTCATAATTTGGAATCGCCCTGTTGATGGATACCATGACGTGATGCCCCATGCGTTGCTTGTCTAACATGTCGCTTTCGCTGATCTGACTAAGATAATCGGGGCGGTATTTAGCGATTGTCTGATAAAACGTTCGGCAGGCGGTTCTATTTTCCAACGCGTCATATCTTGCTTCATCAATGGGTAGTTGGATTAAGTCAAGGATTGCGTCAGGATCTCTTGCAAACACGCCGGATCCTGACGAACGGTCGATTGACGACTTGCCCCCCTGCGCACCTTTTGAATGGTGGTGAGCGTAAATGACCGCACAATCAAGCTCGGTGGCTATCCGATCGAACTGATTTACGAAGTCCGCCATGTCATGAGCGTTGTTCTCATCTCCCGTCAGCACCTTGTAAATCGGATCGATCACGATCGCAATGTAGTTGGCGTCTTTTGCTCGTCTGATGAGCTTCGGTGCTAACTTATCCATAGGGCTTGTTTTACCGCGCAAGTTCCAGATATCAACGTTGGTAATGTTTTGGTGGTCATACCCTAGCGTGTTGCAGATGTCTACAAAACGCTGTTTTGCCGACCGTCCGTCAAGCTCCAAGTTGACGTATAATACTTTGCCTTGAGTGCATTTAAAGCCTAGCCACTCTTTGCCGTTTGCAATTGACAAAACGAGGTTGATCAGCAAGAAGCTTTTGCCTGCTTTCGACGGACCTGCAATCAGCATTTTATGTCCCTGTCTCAGCACGCCCTGAATAAGCTCCGGAGCAAGCTCGATCGGCTTGTCAAACAATCCTTCGAGGTTTTCGATGTCTGGCAAATTGTCATTCAAATCTTCAACATATTCTTGCCATTCATCCCAGTTTGCTTTGCCGATATTCGTTGCTACAAGAAACTGTTTCTTGTCTCCTCGGTCAAAGCCGGGCAATCGGGTTAAACGTGACGGGTTCTTGTTTTGCTTATCGATCTTGAGTCCGTTCTTCTGCATGATGTCATACAGATAATCGACCCGTTCCTTGTACTGTGGATAATTTTTTGCATCCACCTTGACGATTGCATGGAGCGATTTCCCACCCGTAAAAGTCAGTGCTGCAATCGGCAACTCGAGCTTGCGGTAAATTTCGTGTTGCAACTGAACGGGGATTGAGTCCGATTCAACCAACGCATACTTAAATTCCGCCACGTTGTCATTCTTGACCCCGTTTCCGTCAAGCGGATTGAGCCTGATCCATGCTCCGGCGTTTTTATCCGGATCCCCCATGATAGCTCCGACGTCTCCGCCGTTTCTTCTGAGAGCATCCGTGATGTCTCCTGCTGTTCTCGTATAAATTCCTTGACCACCGGGAACGTACTTGATGTTTCCGTCTTTTTCGTGTTCATAGGCGGTGGTAACAAACCCGACGATATCACCAGGATCAAATACTGCATTCAAGAACTCGGTGATTTGTTGTGCCGGGTTCCAATTTGCCGGTGGCTTGATTTCCTCGCCGCTCATGTAGGCAGTGTCGATAAGTTTATAGTCCTTATCGATCGTCGGATTGAAACGCTCTTCTGCTTCAAACGAATCATCCCACCCAAACGCTTCTTGATTTTCCTTCCTCATTCCTCCTTGCCAGCCGTTGTTTTTTGCCATTTGTGTAATTGTTGCTCCTGTCACAATCGAGCCTTCATCGTCAAATGTCTGCCACTTCTTTTCACATTCGCCGTCATGATACCGGGCTCCGTCTCTTCGTGACCATGCGTCCCAGTCGGTTTCATCATATCCTTCGTGTTTAAGAGCCATGCCGACCTGCACCCACTCGGTATAATCAAGCGTTGCCGGGTCGATGTAGTCGAGCAGCGGCAATAAGTCAAACTCTTTCATTTCCATCCTCCTTTAGTTGTGATGATGCACGGTCGGGGGATCGAACCCCGATAAGCGCCGTCCGCCCGTGCTACCTTTTTAAACCGGGATTACGTCATCCCAGCCAAGATATTGATCAAGGTCTGTCGCCGCAATGCTTAACGGCTGATACGTATGAGCATTGACCTTGTGCGGCACTTTCCAACCGTTAGCTGCAATGCGTGTAATCATGTCGCTTGCTTCTTTGAATTGCCAGTTGCCTACGTGTCTGAACCCGTAATTCTCCAAACAACGGATTTGTTTAGGCGTGGTCAGCCCCGTTACGGCTCGCTTATGCAGACGATCAAGAATCAGCTTGGCCTTGCCTGCGTTCTCGATTTCGTCAGGCAGAATGCCCAAGCGTTCTAATGCAGCTTTTTGTTTTTGAGTAGGTGGTCCCATTTCCCAACTAAATGTCGGCACGTAACTGCTCAAATCTTCCGCCTGAATTGACATCTCAAATTGGAGCGGGTCAACAAGTTTTCGCTTGCGTTTTTTGCACGCTTCCAGTTTTTCAGCCAGTGCGTTTTCACGTTCTCTGACAACATCTTTTTCTGCCTGTTCTTCGGCGTCTTCAATATCCACCGCTTGCCCTGCGGCATTTTCCAAGTTCTCGGTCATCTTCTTGGCCGTTTCTGCATTCTTGCAGATCAAGTTAGCCGGATGGCAAAGTTCCATATTTTCGGTATGCCAAAGGAAGTCGAGCAGCAGCAACTCTTTCTTGCCCGGTGCCAGTCTGGTGCCACGTCCGACCATCTGGCTATACAAGCCTCTTACTTTTGTAGGGCGCAAGACTACCACGCAATCAACGCTTGGACAGTCCCAACCTTCGGTCAGCAGCATTGAGTTGCATAAGACGTTGTACTTGCCTTCTTCAAAATCTTTCAAAACCTCTTCACGGTCGGCAGACGCCCCGTTTACTTCGGCAGCCTTCAAGCCTTTTCCATTTAAGATGTCTTTGAACTTCTGCGACGTTTTGACAAGTGGCAAGAACACCACCGTTTTTCTGTTTGCACAGTATTTGACCATCTCGTCTGCAATCTGCTCCAAATATGGATCTAGCGCCGTATCAAGATCATTTGTCGAAAAATCTCCGGCTTGTTGCTTGACTTCGCTCAAGTCAACCTTAAGTGGTATGGTCAACGCTTTAATCGGCGATAAATAGCCTTCACGGATTGCGTCATTTAAGCTGTATTCGTAAGCCATGCTTTCGAAATATTCGCCGAGGTTCTTCATGTCGCCCCTGTCCGGTGTTGCCGTAACGCCCAGCACTTTCGCATTCGGGAAATGCCCCAGCACTTTCTGGTAGCCTTCACTGATACAATGATGTGCCTCGTCAACTACAATCGTGTTAAAGTGTTCCGGTTCAAATTTTCCCAAACGCTTTTCTCGTTGGAGCGTTTGAACGCTGCCGACAACTACTTTTGCTTGAGTTCCAAGGCTCGTTTGTTCGGCCTTTTCGGTTGCCGTTTTGAGTCCTGTAGCTTTGAGCAGCTTATCGCTTGCTTGTTCCAGCAACTCTCCACGGTGGGCCAAGATCAGGCATCTGTCGCCCAGTTTGACCTGATCTTCGACAATTTTTGAGAAGACTACCGTTTTGCCTGTCCCAGTGGGCAAAACAAGCAGGGTTCGTTTGCGTCCTTCTTCCCATTCCTTTTCGACCGCTTCCCTCGATTGCTCTTGGTACGGTCTCAGTTTCACTTCTTCCATTTAGTTCACTTCTTTCTCTTCCCGTTTAGAATGCCCCTGGGAAGGGATTGTTATTTGGTGCTTGTTGCGGTGCCTGTTGCGGTTGAACAGGTTGCTGCTGTTGTTGCACCGGTTGCTGATATCCTTGCGGCGCCTGTTGCTGTGTTGGTTGCGCTGGTGCTTGCGGTGGCTGACCGCCTTTTTTGAACTTCTTCACTTGGTTGTTTGAACGCTCTTGACCGTCACGGCTCGTGTATTTGTGGATAGTCAGCGTCGCAACGCCATGCGAACCGACCACCGTATTCCAGTTAGGCTTGAACGGCTGACCGACTACCGGAGCTTGGCCGATTGATCCGAAGAATTCGGTTAACTTCCACGCAAGTGATTTGAGCAGATAAAGCCGTTCGGTTACCGTGGTGTTGCCTTGTTCGCCGCCATTGAACCGGAGTGACACTTCAGCGTAAGGTGCTCCGTTCGGAATCTTCTGCGAATTGCCATCGTACATCTTGCGCTCGATCTTCGTTACCTCGAACGGGTAATCTCCGTCCTTGAGCGTCGTAAATTGCGATTCTTCCGCAACGAATGAGCCATCCCAATCCAAGAATTCGTTATTCATTGCGTTTGCGCTGTTGTTAAAGTTATTGTTGTTCATCATGTTGTTCATCATGTTGTCGTCCTCCTATATTATTGTTCCGGATTAAAAAGGTCTGTCTGCGATGACTTGATTGTCACGAAGATGTCCCGATCTTTCAACGCTTTCAGATTTTCCAGATTAACGTCCGAGCTGTATGCTTCAAGCGCAATCTGCACGTTGCCGTTCTTGTCGACCGTAAACTTCGTGATGTTTGCGGCCAAATTTTCAATATCCAATTTTTCCATAATTTAGTCCTCCTTATTTAGCCAAACTCAAAGCCACCTGCCAGTTGTCGGCGATATGTTCCCATAATTGGGTCGGCACTGCTTCGATTGGCGTTCCCTCGGGCATGAATTTGCCGTTGTAGACGATTGCCATAATGCTATTAGGGTTTAAGCCCGATTGGGAAGCCAGCTCAACGACTTTTTGCGGCACGCTTGACGGATAACTGTACGGATAACCGTTTGTTTGCGGTTTTGCTTGCGCCCCTTCAGTTGCCGCTAAGAATTTATCTTTGATTGCACCGTATTCAAACGGCAATTCGTCCGGCAACCCGAGCCGGTTTTTTGCATCCCAGGCGGGCATGTGCGTTGTATACATGACACGTTGGCCACCCGTTGCCTTCTTCGACCCGCTTCCGCTTGCTACTACGGTTGTTTTGTAGTTGGCGAATAAGAGCATGTCGCACCATTCCTTGATCAGTGCCGCATCCCTCTTTTCTAGTTTGAGAACATAGCGGTCGAATGAGCCGACCTGATCGGGCAATTCAAATTTCTTTTGTACGGCATGAGCCGTTAAAACAACGTTCATGCCTGCATTCTTGACCATTTCAAGCCCTCTTAAGAGCCGGATGATCTCGTTTGACAAAGCAACGTATCTCGTGCCGTAATCCGTCTGGTCGATGGCCTGCCATTTGTGCTTGGCCATCAAGTGCTGCTTGGCGAGCTCTTCTGCCCAATCGGCAGTATCGATCACCAGCGTTTTTCCCTGTGGGCTTTGCGCCATATACGCAATTTCTTCAAGGAGCATCGCCCAGCTGTCGGGATCGGGGAGCTTTTTGGCGTCAATAAAGCCCGTTGATCCTTCCGTGTCAATAAAGATCGGATCGGGAAAATGACTGACAAAAGTAGTCTTCCCAATTCCCTCAACCCCGTACAGCACAACCTTCATAGGCTTCGCTTTACGGGTATTTTGAATTGTAAAATTCATTCAATCACCGTCTCTCTTTCGCTTGCCTTGACCACTTTTACACCGTTCGTGATGCAGAAACGAGCCACATTGTCGAGTTGTTCTTTAGTGCCCTTGAGCGTAAATGTGACAAGTTGCAGTTCTTGCTTAACTTCGCCATTTTCATCGACCAAGCGCCCGTCTCCGATATCCACCATAGCAGCTTTCTGTTCTGCCACCTCGGCTTGTTTGGCTTGCTTGAAACGGTCAGCTGTTTCTTCCTTGTCGATCAGATCAGATTCAATTTTGTTTGAAACGTCGATGTATGACGTTCCGTTTTCGTGCATTTCAATGTACGGAGCCGGTGCAAGACCACTCTTAATGCACTTCTTAACAATCTCGTCACGCTCTTTGTACAAGTTGACGAGTGTCTTCATCTGTTCACCGATTTCCTGCGTGATTGTCTTTTGTGACGTTGACTTGAGCAGCCACTTGTCAGCGATAGGCAGATCTTCAGGCTTGACACCGTAATTAGGCGCCATTTCTTCAATGAGCGCTTGCACCTTTTGTTTGCGCTCTTCTCTTTGCGTTTCCTCGAACCCGTCAATGGTCAACTTGAGTTCTTGTGACGCTTTGTCACAGTCTTTCTCAAGCCCTCTAAGCGTTGATTCAAAGAGTTCAAACGGGGCGTTCCAAGCCGTTTTATACTCTTTGCGGACGTCACCGATTGCTTTTTTTAATTTGTTGACCTCAGCACGTGATGCCTTTGTTGCTTTAATGCTTTCATCGGTAGCAACCAAGCCTTTTGTTTGTTCTAGTTTGCTGGCAACCAGTTTCTTCAGTTCTCCCGCTTGCGGAAAATCAATCGTGCCGGGTTTGAAATTGACTGATAAATTTTCTAACGTTAAATCGTTCATTCTATTTCCTCCTATTTCGTGCTATAATGTAAGCAACCCAAGATTTTTTTACCGCCTTATTTAAGGCGGTTTTTTTGTTTAGTTTTCTACCCTCACCTCTTCAATTTTCGTTTCGACAACGGGGAGACTTGTCAAGCTCTGGCCAAATCCTAACAGCAGCATGTGCAAGCGACAACATGCTGATAGTGCCGCTTAGCCCCTCTTCAACTTCCTCGGCTTGATTGGAGATTATCTCCAACATTTCTTTGTGGTTAATCGTCTTGCAATTCGCAAACGTGCACGCCGCCAAAAGCGCCGCCAAAACACCAGCTGGTACCGGTACTACCGGTTCTTTTTCGTTATCCATTTAAATTTTCCTCCTCATACTTCTTGTTCAACTTTTGTAACGTTATTGCGACCAAGCCCATATAGACTTTGCCGTTCTCGCCTGGTGCGCTAGTCATCATTTCATCAATGAGTTCTTGCGCCTCCTTTTTCCCTTCACTTTTCTCGATTTCAAAAAGCGCACGCGCATGTACCACTATATCCATAGATGTGCTCAAGCCTTCTTCAGCCTCTTCACATCGCCTATCGATGTCACTCCAAACCTTTTCAAAACTCATTGTTTCGCATTTATGAAACAATGACATTGCTTTAATCTGCGCTAGTAATCCTACTGGAACTGGTACCAGCGTGTCGTCTATTTTTTTGTTCACCTTAAACCATCCTTTGAATTTGATACTGCGTTGTTTAAGACCTCCTGCAAATCGGGAGGCAAGACAACTTTTGTCAGGTCATCGATGATGTTTCCGTCTTTATCGACGTTAATTACGTTCATCATTAACCACCCCCTATTACAGTTATAGTGGAATGTTTTTAATTCCAATTACAGTTTAATTGGAATCGAAGGCTCAAAAATAATGTCATCATAACTGACGCCAAAAACCTTCGTTATTCTATCGATAACCCTGATTGGCGGATAAGTCTTGGCGTTCTCGTATGAATGCCATGTTGACTCACTTACGCCTACCAATTTTGCCGCCTTTTCTTGCGTTAATCCATACTGGACGCGCAAGGCTTTTAATGTGAGTTTCATTTCGCTCACCTCCTCACACCTGTCTTCATGTTTCTATTCCTCTAGCCTGTCTCATCAGTACACGGCGGCTAACCCGTGCAGACGGGAGATAACTCCCGTTTCGACAACCGTCGGGGCAGTTCTCGTCATGGCGGAGGGGCCTTTCTCAACTCGGCCTCCGCTCGGATATGATCCTCGGCGGGTGGCACTCTTTGTTCCGGCGGTGCCCGCCGTTAGGTTTTCAATGTTCAAGTTCAAAGGGAGTGAAGGGAAAAGCTGATTGCTAGGCGTATTCTTTGTGAACACCAGCAACCCGGTGTAGCTAGTTAGCGGCCCCGCCCTAGGCCTTCATTTAACCGGCGATGTGCCGCCGGACTTTTCCGTTCCCCTTGGAGCAACTATAGTATATCTCCAGTTATTCTGTTAGTCAACAGTTTTTCTGTATTTTTCTAAAGATTTTTTGTAAGTTTTTACAGTGTAATTGTAATTATCCGAAGTTAATGCTGTTTTTTTAATGCTTTTTTGTATTTTTCCAGTGTTTTTCAGTTGAAAGCTACAGAAAATTTGTTATAATGATAATTGCAGAGAGGAGGTGATTATATGTCGAATCTCGGCAATAAAGAGACAATGTCGGAAAACATTGCCTATTATCTGGAGAAAAGCGGTATGGACCGTCATAAGCTGGCCGAAGAGTTAGGAGTTTCCTACTCAGCAGTTTCTGAGTGGCTTCGCAAGGCTTCTTATCCGCGAATCGATAAGATAGAGAAGATGGCAAGCATCTTCCATGTGGAAAAGTCAGATCTTGTTGAGGAACGCGTTCCGAATGCGGAGAGGATCGTAAAAGCCAAGCGCATTCCGATTCTCTCTTCGATAGCTTGCGGGAGCCCGTCGCTCATCGAAGAAGGCGTCACGGAGTACGTAACTGAGCCTGTGAACTACCTCCCCAGCGGCGAATACTTCTATCTTCGCGCAAAAGGTGAAAGCATGATGCCGACCATTCCTAATGGCTCGCTCGTTCTGATAAGGCGACAACCAACCGTGGAGAACGATGAGATAGCGGCGGTGGTCATGATGGACACCAACGAGGCCACACTCAAGCGTGTGAAGAAAGTGGGCGGCAAGGTACTGCTTCTTCCAGATAATCCAAAATTTACGCCAATTGTTTTGGACGGGTCATCATCGGCTCGCATCGTTGGCAAAGCGGTTCGGATAACGGTCGAACTGTAAAAAAATACCCGTCATGGCAAGGGGACAAAAGCCATAACGGGTAAATAAGTATCGTCTGTACCGTCATTATAACACGGTGCAGACACTTTTTGTATACATAGACCAAAAGTGACGTCAATAAAAGCTGCGGACTTACTATATATAGAGGAGGACGTTTTATGTCAAAAAAGATTACGGACGAAAACGGCAAAACATATGTCGAGAAGAAACCTTTTTATAAAAAAGGCTGTTTCTGGATCATCGCTGTTGTTGTGGTTATCATCATCGGCGCGGTAGCAGGTAGCGGTAGTGGAGATAATGACAATGGCGGTACCAAAGTCAACAAGACAACCGCCAAGGCCAAAAAGTCAAGCACGAAGAAGACTGAGTTCTACAAGGTCGGCGACACGGTAAAGGTCGGAGACGTTGTATATACGCTTAAGTCAGTTGAAAAGACCGACGAACGAAACGAGATGAACGACAAGCAATTCAAGAACGTTTTGAAGGTCGTTTACCATGTTAAGAACGATGGCTCGGATGAATTGCCAATCGGTGCTGACCTAGATGTTTACGGTCCGGACAACAACAAACTGGATACATACCCGATCAGCGGGACTACGGTCAACTCAGTTGCTGCTGGTAAAGAGATGGACGTAACCACCTGCTTCGGCACGGATAATCTGGGCGATTTCGAATTACAGTTCAAGCCGCTTGTTTCAGTCAACAAAGCTGCTAAGTTTAAAGTCAACATTCAGTAACGCAAAAAAAGAACCTATCCACTCGGTCAAGGGATAGGCTCTTTTAGTAATAAGTTTGATGAGATTTATTAAGTTGTATTGTCATTATACAACGGGAAGGAACGTTATGACAAATTATAGAAAATTAAGAGTAGCAACCTATACCAGAGTTTCAACCTTGGAACAGGCCGAAGAAGGCTACTCGATCCAAGAGCAGCAGGATAAACTGGAGAAATACTGCGAGTTAAAAGACTGGACCATCACTCATAAATACTCTGACCCCGGTTTCAGCGGGTCAAACATCAAACGGCCAGGGATTCGTGAAATGATTGCTGCTGCAAAGCAAGGCGATTTTGATTTGGTGCTGGTTTACAAACTCGACCGCTTGTCACGGTCTCAAAAAGATACCTTGTACTTGATCGAAGATGTGTTCCAGGCAAACCAAGTTGATTTTGTAAGCTTATCAGAAAATTTTGACACCTCTACACCTTTTGGAAAAGCTATGATCGGGATTTTGTCCGTATTTGCACAACTTGAAAGAGAACAAATCAAGGAACGTATGACGATGGGTAAAATCGGCCGGGCAAAGTCAGGCAAAGCGATGGGCTGGAGCAACGTCCCCTTCGGCTACAATTTGGTTGGCGATATTTATGAAGTCGATGAATTTCAAGCGACGATTGTTAAACGCATTTTCTCCGAATACTTAAGCGGGGACAGCCCTATTACAATCGCCAAACGTTTAAACGATGAAGGCCACCTGGGCAAAGGGGCGCGGTGGTCTTGGAAAACGGTCAGAGATATCTTGATGAATGTGGTCTACACGGGTTATATCAGCTTCAAAGGTGAGTTGTACCCCGGAATGCACAAACCGATTATCGACATGGAAACCTACAAGAATGCGCAAACACAACTCGAAATTAGACGGGTTAACGCGGACAATCCACGACCATTCAGGGCCAAGTATATGCTGTCTGGGCTTTTGAAATGCTATTATTGCGGCTCGACGTTAAGGATTGGTGTCAGCATTAATCAACGGACCAAAGCGAGAAGTTACCGTTATAATTGCCCAAGCAGCCATCCGCGAAAAAAGTCAACGTATAAGCAAAAGGCGGCTTGCCCATCTAAACTCGTCCGCAAAGGCGAGATCGAAAAGCAAGTTATCGAAGAGATCGAAAAGCTGCCTAAGAATTTTAAGCATAAAAAAGCACCCACTGTAGATGTGGATGCAGTAAAGAAACAGATTAAAGCCATCAAAAGCAAACAGTCGAAACTGATGGATTTATATCTCATTGACGGCATCGACATGGAAGAACTCAACCGGCGCAATGATGAGTTTAACAAGCAAATCGAGGCTTTAAACAAAAATCTAAGTGCCATCCCGACTGAGCCTGACGTGACCGAAGCCTTGAACCAAGCTAAAAATATCTCAGAATTGAGTTACGATGAGCAAAAGAAACTGGTCAGATTGCTGATCAGCGAGATTGAAGTTGCCAACGATTCCATCAAGATTCACTGGCGTTTTTAA